TTTCCCCGAAACTCACTTGCATCCAGCCGCACAAGTTAAACTCCCCAATTTAATCCTTAAACTAATCTACGACAACGTGGTTGCAGAACTAATGACTTTACCAGAACACAACGTCATTCTTGACGAGCTATTCACAAGTAAAATCCTAATCCCAACACACTCGGAACACTTTATTCTGCGAGTGCAGAAACTAATAAGAACAGGAAAACTAAAACACACACAAGTAAGTGTCCACTACCTACAAACATGAAAACAAAAGACATCGTGAGTCAAATGCTCACAGAAAACACAGGCTGCCACATATTAGACTCAGGCGGCTCAAATGGCAGACATTGGCAACGCAATCAAGGTCGAGACTTTGAGGCCGAGCCAAGCACAACAAGTGAGTTCTCAATATGTAATTATCAAGGCAAGTCAACGCTAGACGTTATGATAACTCACAACATTTACCATTGGCTCACAGATAAACTAGACTACTCCGAGCGAGTTGACGACATCTTCCAATGGTTTTGCAAGCGCAAACCACAAGCCGACTTGTATTGGGACAGGTGCATTGAGAACTTTACGAGAAACCTAGAGTCAATGTACGACTCAACGCTAATGAGTGGCTACACTTACAACGATCAATCATTGCTCTCTCAGGACATAGTTTTTAGCCAGTTCTCACATGACTGCATAGATTACGCAATAATACAAATACACAACGGAGCTGATGCGCGTGGTGGATTCACAAGCCCTCGCGTCTTTGAGTGCGATGAATCGCTTTTTGACTATTGTCGCGCCACACTTTACGCGCCCAACACACTCGACCCCGCTCAGCTTATCATGCCCTTTGGCACAAGTGACAACTCTCACAGTTGGTATAGTGACGATGGCTACAACTACTACGGCGACGATTGCAACGACCTCAAAACCTACGATGTAACCGACGACCCACAACTTCGCGGTCAAGGACTCATCTTCGTTGAAGACGATAAAGCCTACTCACCAATCAACGGCGCACAACTGGAGGCCAGCGAATGAACAACACCGAGCGAGAACTCTGGATTCTAAATGACGAAGTGCTTTACTTGGCTTGGCAATCTACTGGATTACCAATCACTAAATACATGAAACAGTACAGAGAGAACATTGACAAATACATAAAGACCGCAACAAAAGGATACAGATGAGAAAAATAGCACAAGACGCAGCTCGCGCATTTTGCAACAACCGCAAATTCAGCCGCGACAATACACAAGTAAGAACATCAACCACAATCGGCGACAAGCCAATGACCGAGCTACTATTGCACGGTCACGTTATTGCTCGCCGACGCAACGGCCAACTCTTTGTCACACTAGCTGGTTGGCCCACCGTCACAACCAAATCAAGGCTCAACGCCCTCATGGCAGAATGTCACAGAAGCATTCGATTCTTCCAATATGATTACGAGCAATACCTTGGCAATGTTATTGGCGACCGCTGGACAAAGCAGATTGACAGTCGTAGTTGGTACAAGGTACACGACTTGCATCCAAACACAATGAGAGATGAATTAGGAATTGAAAAAGCAAATCATCACGCAAGCATATGAAACAAAGAAATGCAGACAACGATATAGGAGAGTTCCCAAACTACGACATTGACGTAGCAGAAACCAATCGTACGCTTACCAAAAATATAATATTGCGTGTCTTGCGTGGGGAATGGGATGCAACGACACCTTGGGAAGCCAAGACGCTCCAAGAATACAAGGCGTCCGGCCAATCACTAAAACAATTCATGAAAAGGTTTCAAAAATGATAGACTACTTTCGTGAATGGAAAACGGGGCCAAGAAATGTCACAGCACGGCAAAACAGGGAACTTGAGTTCCTAGACGAGAACCATCCAAGGTTCTGCAAGTACCAGACAGAGTACAAAGTACATTGTTGGCTACCACCAGCCACATTTTTACCTCCACAAGACACATCAATCAAAGGCTTAATATGGGACTAGATCAATGGGCCGTAGCCCACAAGACAGTAAACATTCTTGGACATCCTACTCAGGTTGTCCGAGAGATAGCCTGTTGGCGCAAGCACAACAGGCTACAAGGCTGGGCAGAGTCAGTCTATAATCGGCAAGGCGGCACAGAAGTATTCAATTGTGTGCCAATCGACCTAACACTTGAAGACATCATCACCCTTGAAGAATCAGTAAAGTGCGGCAAACTGCCTGAGACTGAGGGATTCTTCTTTGGCCAAGATTCCTACTCAGACATGAATCACTACTTTGAATTCAACTATGAGAAGGACAAGCAATTCTGCCAATCAGCGAAGCAACTCATGCGGGATGGCTGGCAGATTTTCTACAATTCATGGTGGTAGCCTACTGCTACGTTATGATCACCAGTAGTAATCCCGTTACCAATCGCCACATTATGTGCGCCGGTTGTAATTATGAAACATAAGGTAATGCACAGTTATTTTTGGGAAACTCAGCAGGACAAATTACTCTCTGAGTTTGTCAAACCACTTATCATCCATCGTAAATTGGAACTGTTAGCAATCGGTACTTGCACACAATGCGATACTGGGAGACAACTTTTCTTTGTACAATTGGCTGATGAAATAAACACAGAAGACGAAACACTAATAGAACAAGCACTAATAAAAATCAATGAACTATAGAGTAAAACAACAAAAGGTGTACGATAAAACCGGCAAACGCATTGAAGGATACTCCGGCAATTTTCGTGCAGACACAGGCGAATGTCTCGCCATCACTTCGGACAAGTACAAGATCGTTCACCATCAAGATGCCCTTGACGCTGTTCAATCCTGTCTCGACTTCGGAGACTACAAGCGCAAGCTGTACTCAATCAAGGATGGCCGCCGTCTCTACGCCGTCTATGATTTCAGCGATCAGCGTCAACAGATACAGAAAGGTGATGATGTTGGTTTTCGTCTACTCCTCAAGAACTCTTACGATGGCTCTTGTGGGGTGGACTTATCAGCCGGTCTTCTCCGAATCATCTGTACAAACGGGATGGTTGTGATGGCCAAGGACAGTCATGTCACTCGACCACACAGGAGCAGCGGTGAGATTGACCTCGGTTTCCTCTCTGACACAATCCAACACAGCAAAATGCAATGGACTGCCTCGGTAGAATTCTTCAAAGCAATGGCCAGCACTCCCATAACGCAGCATGAGGGTGTTGAGATGGTTGACGCGATGATCAAGGACAAAGTTATCGCCAAGATTCACGCCGAGGAGATCAAGAAGATATGGGAAAAGCCCACATACGACCTCGACAGTAGTCGTAACACATACAACCTGTACAACGCAGTCACTCAATACCTCACTCCTCTTGCCGAGGAGAAGTTTGAGCAAGTCCAACGCACAAGCCGCCAAATCCTCAAGCACCTCACCAAATGTTAGACGCATGGGGTCAACGGGAGAATGAGCATCCACCCGTTGATGACAATAAGCTCAATACAATATCAATCGAACTCACCTTTGAGTACTCGTCTTTTGATGGGCATCCAAGTGATTGGGATTGGAAGAAGCTACTGAAAGTAGATTGGGTTGACGTAGAAGATTGGCAAGATGTTGACTGAAGACCCACATATGCTTGAGCAAATAAGATTCGCTCAAGTCCTCGCAAGCCAAGACTCCCCTGTCCTAATAATGGGGGAGTCTGGCACAGGGAAGGAACACTTTGCTGAACTTCTCCACGGGAATCGCCAACCTTCATCCAGCCAAGAAGTTATACGCGGCTCTAATTTTGTACCTGTCAACGTCACTACCTTACAAGAAGATCTTTTTGAGGCACTACTTTACGGTCACAAGCAGGGAGCATTCACGGGAGCGACTCGTGATACAACTGGACTTGTCCAGCAAGCTGCTCATGGCACTCTATTCTTTGACGAAATTGGGGAACTCAAACTCACATCACAGCCAAAGCTCTTACGCTTTGTCCAACACAAACAATTCCGCAAGGTTGGTGCAGCCAAACTGAGCAAGGCAACTTGCCGCATAGTCTGCTCAACCAACTGCGACTTGAAGGAGATGGTCAAGACAGGTAAGTTTCGCCTAGACCTCTACCATCGTCTTGCAATTTTCATCATAAAAACCACGCCAATAAGAGAGCGACCTAACGATCTTGCCCTCTACATCCACAAGTTTCACAATATTGAGCCAACCAAAGCAAAGGAAATGGCCACTAAAATCCTAAAACTAACACCACTCGACGGGAACTACAGAGAGGTACAAGGTATAATGGCACGGTACGAGTTGTTGGGTGAATATATCATCTATTAGTATCAACCGACCGAAAAAGTTGGCACACTTCGTGCTAATATATCAGCAGGTTAACTTTTTAACCTAGATTATGCAACACAAACAAGAAAAATACGTTGATGGAGACTTCAAGGGACTCAAGTTCTTTGTTCCTGTCTTTGAAAAACTGTCTGAGGCAGTTGAATCCTACACAGAGGCGACAGTCCTTGCCCTATTGAATCAACAGGTTCAGTCGCGCTTGAGAACCAAGGTTAAAAACAGCCTTCCCAAGAACCTACCAACCTCACAACTTGAGCGTTACAAGGATGAGCTTTGTCGTAAGCATCCTGACGGTTGTGTCTTCTCGGTTGAAGATTGTAAGAGCTGGCATCCAACAGTTCGCGGCTTGTCTGCCCGAAAGCTATTCATGATGTCTCAAGCTGCCGTGGCCAAGGGAGACCTTGAGGAAGCAAAAGAATTGATGGAACAATGCAAAGCGAAAACTCTGGCATAAACCGATCAAGCTACTCGCCAAATGCGGCGGCTCAGGTTCAACCGATCCTTGATCGCTTATTGGAGACAGGCAAAGATGTCTATATCTCCTCGCAAGAGACAGGCTTCACGCCAAATACGCTGTACGTCAAGTTCAACGATGGTTTTAAGTTCATCATTGATAACTTCAACGATAACAAGTATGTGATCCTGCGCTCTCGCATTGCCTTTCGCAAGCTGGACAATGGAATCCTTGCCTACTTCAAGGACGTAGTTAAAAACCGCATGACACTCCGCGAACTTGAGTATGAGTTCAACGATACTATCCGCTGGAAGAATGACTTGGAGACTTGGTACAAAACTGCCAAGGACTCTGAGTTGTTTGAGCGCAGCGTAGCAATCAACAACGATGACAAAGAGTGGATTTACAACCTTGTAAGTTCCGATTCTGAAGTTGATGTAACTGAATCGAAAGTGAGGGTGATGAAATGATAGCCAGTATCTTCTACGATCTATTCAGCCTTGCTTGGCTCATCGGTTTCTTTGGTTGCCTTCTCATTGCGGCGATGGATATAAAGACATGACAATCGAACAACTACTCGATGTGTCAGTTGATAAGCTGGAGGAGATGACTGATTCCGAATTGCTAAAGCACATGGAACCATACCTCAAAATCTCACGCACAACTGAGCCAGACGAGTTAATCCTAGTAAAGAAGCGGCGAGGCCGCAAAATTAACCTTGAAAAATCTACTTGAAAAAACTGGAGACAAGTACATCTTGCGAATAGACGCATCATCGTACCGTGAATCCACTTGTGATCTCAGGTTCTTCTACACCACGGTTCGTGGTCTACGAAACAACCACATGAATCACAAGATGGAGTATGGCACAGCCTATCACAAAGCCTTGGAACATTTCTACAGTACTGGAGACAGGACTGAATCAATGAACATGGCATTGGAACACTACTCAAACCCACTAATAATTGTACCCGATTCCGATTGGCGTACTGCCGGTCATCTTGCAACCTGCCTCACTCAATACTTCGATAACTACTCTGAAGTTGATGGTCTTGTTGTTGAGCGGCACATGGGTGAGCCGCTGCTTGAGATGAAGTTCGCCTTCCCGTTCTACTCAAACGACACAATTGACGTTTTGTTGTGTGGAACAATCGACTTCATTGGAACCTACTTTGGGCAGAGTGTTCTTTGCGATCACAAGTCCACAGCAGTCACAACCGTTGATCGTTACCTAGACACTTACCGTATGTCTACGCAACTGATGGCTTACACGATGGTTCTACGCAAACTATTCCCTGACCGCAACTACCAAGCCATTATTAACGGCATCTTCTTGTCGCGGACAGGTAAGAACAAGTTCCAGCGTAGTGCAATCCTCGACTTCTCTCCTGACAGAATGGAGAAATTCGAGGAACACATGACCAAAACCGTAATCAACTTCGCTACTCAACTTGAGAAAGGCTTGACTACGGACACTATCCCGTTCCTCCCCAACTACAATTGTTGTGAGACAAAGTTCGGTATGTGTCGGTTCACTCGCATTTGCAATGCTGGTGAACATTCCGAGGCAGTCATTGATAATGACTACTACACTAAACTATACGATCCCTTGAAATTCCAAACATGACCGATAAAGAATTAAAGATACGCGCTCTATCCGAGTTTACTTGTGAAGCACCACGCAAGTTTGATCTAGGCTCTGCGGAACATAATCCAAAAGGCGACAAAGGTTTGTGGCGTATGAGCGAGTCACAACTCGTTAACGCACAGAAAGAAGAAGTAATAGATATGTGGCATTACACCGTCACATTAGAACATAAACTAAAGGAGCAAAACGCTCTCATACTACAACTGAAACGTACAATAGCGAACCATGAATAAACCACTAATAGGAATAGTTGGCTCCAGCGGGTCTGGTAAGTCAACATCGTTGCGAAATCTACCGCCCAAGGACACAATTATTATTGATCTTGAGCGGAAAGGTTTACCGTTTAGGGAAGCTAAAAACTTCCAAATCATCTCAGCCAATACCTTGCCTGACATTGACAAGGCAATTGCCACGGGATTAAACAACGCTGAAGTTGTCGTCATTGAGTCCTTCACAAAGTATTGTGAAATCCTCATTGAGACGGCTCAGAAGATGTACAAGGGTTACGATGTGTGGTCGTACTACAACAAGCAAATTCGCAAGACGCTAGAGAGCCTCAAGAGCGAGAAGGCCACAGTCGTTATCACAGCCATTGACGAGATCGTTAAGATCATGCAACCAACTGGCGGCGAATACAACACACGCCGAATCAAGGTGCAGGGTAAAGTCCACGAAGGTTGCATTGAGAAGGAACTTCTCCTCGTTTTGTTCACCGAAGTTAGGCGTGAGAAAGATTCCATTGAATACTGTTTCCAAACAAATTCAGATGGGATAACCTCCGCAAAGACGCCGCTTGGTATGTTCAAAGACCTCTACATACCTAACGATCTCAACACAGTCATCACAAGCTTGGAGGAATACTATGCCTAATTGGATACAACTAGAAAATCAAGTCGGTGATGAGGGTGATGCCTTGATCAACCTAGACTCTGGTATGATTGTTCAATTGATTGATCAGAAAACAAAAATTTGGTCACTCAGCGGTGATCGTTACTTACAAGGTAACGCCACAACGTTTAACCGTATTCAGGCGAGAATTCAACGCACGACTACGGTTGATTACTACTCAGCAATTGATGATGTGTGGTGGAGCAATCGTGTCTCTAACTGTTTCCATGCACATGGAATAGAACACATAAGCGATCTGCTCAACAAAACTGAAGATGACTTGTTGAAGATGCGCTACTTTGGAAGGGGATGCCTCGATGAAGTCATTCGTAATCTAGCCAATCATAACCTAACCTTGAGTGAATAATTTCTTGCATGAAGCAAGGATAAACAAAAACATATGCCTACTATAAACCTAAATGAAGTAACCGAGAACGCTCGACCGTTCTTGCCGTCAAACACATACACAATCCGCGTTGCTGATGCGGAGTCTAAAACATCCCAAGCTGGCAATCCTATGGTTGTCTTGTCATGGGAAATCGTTGCACCTGAATCCATCGAGGATGCTGATTTGGGAACTGTACGAATTGCTGGTTTGCAATTCCGTCAATATGTGGTGTTCATAGAAAAGGCTGCGTCCAAAGTGAAGCAGTTGCATAGAACCCTTAACCTCCCCGCAGAATTGGATTGTGATGATAAAGACGATCCTTGGGGTACAGTTAAGACCGATGCAAACCTTTACAGGGGCAAGGCTGCCTATGCCACGATCAAGACCGAGAAGATAACCAAGAAGAATGCAGAAGGTGAGGCTATGCTTGACCCTGCAACTGGCGATCCTGTCACCTTCAACGGCTACTCTATCGGCTCCCTTGTTTCGGCTGCGCCCGAAATGGACATCGTAGTTCAATAATCAACCGAGGCTGGGTAAACTGGTTTTCCAGTTTTTTGTGCGGAGTCTGTCCCGTGACCAGCCTTCTTTTTTATGAAAGAGATACAATCGATAATTGATGAGGTTTGCGACAAGCAACCTGAGCATTCTCAACCGCTCGAGCGGTTGAGAATCTTAACAATGGACAAGACTGCCGAGGCTTTAGCTGACGGCTATATGTCTGGAGTACACGATGTAATCTTGATGCTTCAAGACTACATGAAAGATGAGAAAGATGGCAAAACCTTACGCGACCAACTGAAAGAACAGGCACTCAATGCGGCACAAACCAACGCTAAACTACAGCGGCCTAACAGTAATACTAGAAAGTCAAAGTAGGTTCGATAAGTGCGAACTTATTTCAGGTTACGCCGGTCATCTGTTTCAAGGTGCATTGGGAATCCCTCGTCAGGCTTGCGACATTAGGTTGCTTAACACCCTCGGCGAGGGGTTTTTGCCTGACACAAAGGTCATTCTTTTGTTGGGTCAGAAAGCCTTGAGTACATTCAAGAACGCCTCTATCGGAGAGCAGCGTGGATGTCCTTGGACTGCACATAACAGAACATACCTTGCAACCTTCGCACCACAGGATGCGATTGACCGCAAAGCCTACTTCAATCCTTTGTCAAACGAGACAGAGATGGAGTACGAGACCGTCCGACACGGCAAGACAAAGCGTAGTAATTGGAGATTCTGGTTCTTGCGTGATGTCGCCAAAGCCGCTCAGTATCTCAGAGTGCCGCCAAGACCAGAGAGCGGTGAGCTAATCACTTATCCCAAGGAGCAGGAGATCATTGATCTGCTGACAAACACCAAGGATAAGGAGATGTTCTTCGACATTGAGACGAATCCGCACCTTGAGATGACCTGTTTTGGCTTCTCCTTCGGCCCCGACAAGGGCTGGTGCGTACCAATGCTACAAGTCAACCACTACTACTACGATAATACCCACAAAATCTTGCGAGCATTAGCTGTTGCATTGCGTGACAACACGGTTATTATCCACAACGCTCTGTTTGACTTGTTTGTAATTGCCTATCGCTATGGTATCCCTGCCCCAACTAAAGTCTTCGATACAATGCTATCGCATCACAGACTTTTCCCTGAAGTTGAGAAGTCGTTGGGCCATTGCATATCTCTCTACACAGATCAGCCCTACCACAAGAATGAGGGCTGCTTTAACCCGCACACAAGTAGCGAGTTCCAGCAACTCTACGAATACAACATCAAGGATGTGCTGACGATGGCCCTAATCAAGCCAACACTCGATAGCTTATCTAAGACACTTCGGGCTGAGAAGTCCATTGAACAAGTCAACTCAATGGTTAAACCCTATTTGACTGCAATGCTGCAAGGACTTCACATTGATACACCTGAGCTTCGTATGATAACCATGCACAACGAGCGTTATCAATTCCAGTTACGCAGGATACTTGGCCTGTTACTTGGGCGGGAGCTAAATCCCAACAGTCCCAAGCAAGTATCAGCTTATCTCTACGAAGGTCTTGGCTTGAAGAAACCTGACCGAGACTTAACTAACGAGAAAACGCTGCTTCAGTTGCGCCTAAAGCACAACCTACCGGCAGTCTCTATCATCTTGCGTTATCGCTCAGTTGCGAAAGAGACAGGACAACTAAAGTTCCCTCCTTACGAGGGTCTTCACACAAAGCCGATGAAAGACAGGGTAACAACTGCTTACAATCTGGCTGGCACAACAACCTACAGATTGGCTAGTCGCCGCCTTCTAGGTAAATGGGGAACCAACGTACAAAACATACCCAAGAAACTTCGTTGCCTCTTCATTGCTGACAAAGACAAAGTACTTGTGCAGGTCGATCAGTCTGGAGCGGAGGCAATGATCGTCGGCTACCTTTGTGTGCCGGGAAACTTCAGAACTTTGTTCCTTGAGAACATCAAATCCCATGTCTTTGTTGCCATGCGTCTATTCCCAGAAATCTGGGCCGCCGAGCTTGGCAGAAGCATAGATGAATTCTGCGCTGCCCCAATCACACAACTCAAGTCAATCAAGGGTTGGGACGAACTAAACAGAGTAATCAAGGCTAGTGATGATTGGGCAGCAGATCGTCGTTACTACTTCATGGCCAAGATGGTTTGTCACGCCAGCAACTACGGCATGAAGTTCCCAACATTCCGAATCAACATATTACAAAAATCGCGAGGCGCAGTCGCTCTAGACACTAAAGAAGCCAAGCGATTCCTTTCAACCTATCACAAATTATTTCCTGAAATAAATCAATGGCATAACGAAACTATCAATGTACTCAAACAAACCAAGATGCTAAAGAATCTCTTTGGTTATCCGCGAACATTCACAGGACTCATCGACGAATCAATGTACAAGGAAGCCTATGCTTTCGTACCACAATCAACAGTTGGCTGTATCACTAATCTAGCTTTTGTTGAGCTACAAAACCGACAAGACTTATTGGACATGGGCGTTGATGTATTGCAAAACAATCACGATAGCGTCCTACTCCAATGCCCTGAGAAGATTGTCCCACTTGTTGCAAGTGAGGCAATGAAACACATGAACCGTAAACTCGTCTCGCCTCGTGGTGAACCATTTCAAATGCGTTCAGAAGCGTTGGTTGGACATAACTGGAAGGAAATGAATGAAGTCGATAGTATCGTATAATAAAAATGATAACCAAGTAAGTGTGGCGTTGGATAAGGTGACAGGCGATGACAATTCTTATGAGGATTTGTTAGTGATTACGGTGAATGGAAACGTTTTTACGTTGAAGTTTGATGAGTACACAATCGTAAACAACCTTACATCTGCGCTACTCGATGACGAATCCTGACAAATGGAGGTTTTATCTCAAGGATATGGAGTCTCCCGATCTCTTTATTGATTGGGGATTCTACAGCTTGATAAGTGCCGCCTTACAGCGGCGGGTATGGTTGTATCCAGATTCAATGGCAATCTATCCCAACATATTCACGCTGTTGGTTGGGCCTCCCGCTGCGGGTAAGTCGCGGGTGATCTCACAAGTCACGGACATAATCAAGAGCGAGAAGCTAATGGAGCCAAACAAGGAGAAGAACGCAATGGTTCCCATGTTCCCTTATGGCGCAGACACAACAACGCAAGAATCCTTGCTACGTTATATGCGCGATGATTGCATGAGAACATTTGAGATTGTCGACGAACGACTTGGCGGCAACGCAAAGCGTAAACGCTCACATCACTCAATCTGTTTTATGATTGAGGAGCTTGGAGTTCTTTTTAGAAAGAACTCTGAGGACATGGTTAATATGTTGAATCAGTTCTACGACGCTCGCTCTTATCACTACAGGAGTAAGCATCAAGGAGACGATAACATCACAAACCTTTGCGTCACACTACTCGGCGGCACAACGCCATCGTTTATTCGTGAAGCATTCAGCGACAAGATAATCTCACAAGGTTTCACGTCGCGAGTCATCGTTGTATTCGGTCATGCGCCTAGATTCTTTAGGCAATTTCCCGGTCTCTCGGATGAACAGATCAAATGTCGCTCTGACATTGTTGATCATCTATACAAACTGCGCGAAGTCTCTGGCGAAGTTCGCTTATCAGAAGAAGCCTCGGCGTGGCATAAGAAATGGTATGAGTCTGGTGAAATGTCTTCCAAGCGCGTGAACAAAGACCCGCGATTGGATAACTATTACGGACGCAAGAACGTGCATCTACTGAAGACAGCAATGCTCATACATTTCGCGGACAAGACAAACCTCATCATCGACATTGATGATATTAAGAGGGCAGCCAAACTATTGGCCATCACAGAACACAAGATGCACGAAGCCTTCAACACAGTTGGCAGAAATCCAATTGGGGAGGTAACAAAACACATCTTGCGCTTCATAATCGAGTCGGATGTCGGAGTTCGCTATAAGAAATTGTGGTTGAACTTTGTCTCTGAAATCAGTAAACAAGAGCTAGACCAAGTACTAGAGTTCTTGGTCACAACAGAGCAAGTAGAGAACAACAATGGTTGGTACAAGGCTATTGTTGATGATGTCTATAATACTATGAGTTTTTAGGTAGGCTTTGTGTACCTACCTAACATAGTGGTACATAGCGACCGTTAAGATGTCGCAGGGGTTTCTGGTTATCCTCTCATTGATCGCCACTATGCACTCTAGTAGGCTCGGCCTTTATTCCGAACTGCACGAAGCACCAAGTCTCTCTTTGGTTCTTTCAGCCTGAACGCAGCCTTCTCAGCTTCCATCAATCGCTTCGCTTGTTTCTGGGAAATGATTGTTCCCCGCTGCATACCACCGGTCAACGTCTTGCCTAGCGTCTTCGTTAAGTCACCCTTGCCTCTATGAACTTCGGCTGGCCCTTCCAAGCCCAAGTAACGCATTCTTTTCAAGTGACTTTCGGGGTCTCTCTTGTCAGGTAACGCAGGTGTAACGTGCCAATCAAGGTTGTACAATTGTTTCCAGTTATCCTGAAAATCCTTGTTCTGCTCAATAGGATTGTTGGGGTGTTGCCGCATGGCTTTCTCAGCAGCTTCACTCATTGCTGCGGGTAATAATCGTTGAGCTTCGGCCATTGTGTTCGCCCGTTGAAAGGCTCGTCGGGCTGGCCAAGTATATGGATTG